AGTAAATATGGTACCAAAAGCCAAATCATTGACTGTAGGAAAAACTAAATCATCAAAGTTTTGGAAAAAATTTAGAAAATATTGTTTAACTTTGCTTGGTAAAATTTTGACTTCAGTAAAAAGTGACTGTGGAATAGCCCCAAAATCTCTTTTTTCGGAAAAAATCTTCGAATTTGTTATCTTTTCGGATAATTCATTTTTAATAAAATTGGCAATATCATGAACGTCAAAGAAATTATTAATAGAAGAAAAACTATGTACTAATTGCCATCGTGAGCGAACTAAATCAAATTTAAAAACTTCAATAACTCCACAATACTTACCTTCGAAAAAAGTTACCTTATCAAAACAAAAGTTAATTAAACGGCGCTGAAGTGCACCTATATCTGTAATACCACAATTAGCTGTTAAAGTAGGGTTAATATTATTAGTAGTAGCAAAAATAAGCTTAGAGGTCATGAACTTAGTACCTTTAAGAGGAGCATCTGCACAAAGAAGAGGACACTTGGTAGTAGAAACAAAATTAATGATATTTGACCACTGCCAAACACCTTTTTGACCAATGTCGTCAATAACATAAATATCTTCATTATCATATTGATCATGATAATCTTTATCTTCTTGACTTGCATGGCAATAAACGGAATTCTGCGTGGAAAAACCATCAACAATAATGTTCATTAGTGTAGTTTTTCCTGTACCTCTAAGTCCAGAAAAAACACAAGCAACAGGTTCGACACGAATATTACTTTTCATATATCTAACTTTTGTAATTAAATTTCTAAAACGCTTGTCATGATCTAACATGTAAGGAGGTAATTCTTTTCTATCCTCTAAAAAAATATTTTTATATTTAATATATTTAACATACAATCTTTCCACTCTATCTTGAAATGCTTTATCACCAACAATTGATGGTTTTCCAGCATATTCATCTAGAATTTCTTTGATTAAAAAATGAAATTTACTAAGAGAACTAAAAGGTAAAAAATCCTCAATGATTCGAAGAAATGCAAAAACTGGTTCAGTTTTCTCTGACCTCGGCAACAAAAGAGAACATATCTTATTAGGTAAGGATACAATAAAGGAAAAGAAATCGAAAACCCATGTAGCATCATCCAATAGTTTAAAATTGGTAAATGTGGGAATATCTTTAATTAAACTATGTAATCTAGGAGGAAGTAAAGTAGATAAAAGAGTAGCTAAACAAAAGGTTTCCATTGGACCAGCTTGTGGATATGCAATTGGATTAGTAGTCCATGAAACTGTAACACCTAATTGTTTAGACATAACATTACATACGTCAAAAACGTTTAAACAAAAAACAGTCAATCTGGAATATAAATCAAGACTGGTAATCGCTGCCAAGCGATATAAAAAAGTTGAAATACAATCTACCATAGAGGTATAAATGCGAATAAATTGAAGAAAAACGATACTATAATTTTTACAGTTCGTGGCAATCTCTGAAACTTTTGAATACCACTGTTCATACTGTGGAAATAAAAAATTAAAAGTTGAATTTGCTGCTCTATGTGCTGAATTAACTGCTGCATTACGCAATGTGGAAAAAACAGGGCCTGGATTTGATTCTCCTCCTGCAAGGAGGAAGAATTTCCGACCAAAATTTAAAAACATAAGACAATAAATAAACTCTAAACTAGTATAAACAAAAAAGAAAGTATATGTCCTTCTTTTCTTCAAACAAACTAAAAAAGGAAAAAAAATCGACTTCAACTTCTTCATTGTGGAAGAAATCGAAGAAAAAAAAGAACTAACAAAAGAAAAATTGCAACCATTGTCATCCGTATCCGTTAAAAGTGTTTTATGAGTTAATTTGTTCATGCTGCACATTGGGGGTGTGAATTATTTGCATCTATATCTGGAAATCCAGTGTATTCTCGGTTCTACCGTCTATACTGTATAGTGATAGCTTTGGGCCTAATCTTCACAAAAAGACCACGAAAAAGTTTTGCGTATAGCGTTACGTAAATTCATGCGAGATAAATTTATCTATGCGACTTAAGTAAAGAAACATAAGAACATATATCATAATTAAGGAGGAACAATGATACATGAGAAATTACATTTAATTTCTTTGATGGAAAAGTATGATACGATTATACTTCGCTTCTGAATCACTCAAATAAATAAACACTGAGTACTATTAATAGTATTATAGATTCAAACCATATTATGATGTAAACAACTTAATAAAAACGCGAGATTAAGTATACTAATGAGGGCTGCTCATGTTCACTTACAATAATACATTGTAAACGCATTAACACGGTTTATTAAATTGCGAGAAAACAAATCTATATGCTTTAAACTTCAACAAAGAGTCACTGTTTAAATTTTG